AACCCAAGTCTCTTCGCTTGAGCAGACGCAGAAGTTTCTACGGCTTCTTTAAGAAATTGGGAAAATGATTTCATTATTAATTTAAGTCAGGGGATCGTGACCTGTAGTTATTTATCAGATCACAGAATGGAATCGATAGGCATGGACTTCCCCGATAGATAAGATCTGTTAAAAACACCCGTTCTCACTCCTGGTATATCTCCCTGAGGGGTTTTTGTTCTTCTATCACTAGCATTTCTTGAAACTAAAAGAGCTTGATATTGACCACTATTGAAGTCATCAATGTCCCCACCACGATAATCAAAGTGATCCCAACTGAGTGTAATTATTATATCACCATAAGGATTCATAACGGGTTTAAATTTAAAAGGTCCCTGTGCAATAACATCCACATTATCAATTCCAGACGGTCCACCAAAACCAGGACCAAACACCGACTGATTTATGAGTTTTGTGTCTGTTATTGGTCGATATAATCTTGACTCGTTTAATTTACCTTTTTCAAATGGATTTAAATTACTTCCAGTGCCATCCAAAGAAGATTTATAAAGTGAATAAAGGTCATTCAAAAACTTCTGGACTTCAGGATTATTGTAAACTAATGCTGGCATTTCTTTAGTTCCTGCAGTCTCAGATATACCACCATATTGTTGGAATGCTTTTGCACCACCAGCAGCTTTATGAGAAATATAAATCAGTCTAGCACCCTTGGAATTTTTGAGAACAATATCCGCCTTTGCTTCTCTACCATTAACTCTTTCTGGAACTTTTTCTACAGTGGCAACATCAGTTATCAAACCAAATCCATCAACCTCAATATCAATACCACTGACTCGTTTTTTACCAACACAGGCTTTTTCTTTCAATTTATCAAGATCCGTTTGTGCCATGGAAATAGTTCTTTTCTCAACACTATCTGGCGCTTTGGTTGGTTTCCTAATTTTAGTGATTAGAACATATCCATTTTTGTTACCAATTTGAACGTTAGCAGCTTGTTTATTAGTAAACTTCTGGGTAACTCCAGTGTCTCTTTCTGCACTAATTTTAACTGTTCTTGGACTGACTATCCGTAATTCAGTTCCAGGAGACAGTTGACCGTGAACATGATCTATTCTAGTGTTTGATACCTGTTTAAAAAATAATGCTTGTGTTTCAATAGTATATTTTACTGATTGATAATCATTATTTACCACATACTTATCCCAATTGGGAGTTCCATTAGTAGACTTGCCGGATAAAGAAGGCATTAAAAAAGAGGCAAATGCCTCTATTTATTTTATTCTTCTGTTTCTAATTCACTTTCAATCTGTTCATCAAGGTCATTGATTACATTACGGATTTCCACGATTCGTGGTGGAACACATTTGGGATCGTAAGTATACCGCTTCTGTTCATCAAACAATGCTTGTCTGACTGCAGCAGCACTTCTTACATCCATACTAATAGTAATCATACATTTTCCTCCAAATGTTTGTCCAACTGTTGTGAAATTTCCCTAATCTTTAGGATACCTTCATCAGAGAAAAAACCAGGATGGTCCTTTGTATACAAGAACAGATGATGACGCAAAACAATTGCGTCACGTCTATCCAATTCAAGATTGATCATAGGTCGTCGTCAGCACGGTTCTCAGAATAATACACATCAAAAGAACCACCAGGATAACGTTTCTCAAGTTTGGTCACATTACGTGCAACTACTTCGTCAAGAGACACTTCAAGTGCCATACATGCCTGGGTAACATACCACATCAGATCACCAAGTTCGATAATCATATGTTCTTTGTTGTCTGCGTTGAAGGGTTTGCCCTGGAAAATCATCTTCTTAATAATCTCAAGGAACTCCCCACCCTCGGCATTGATACCAACACCAGCGGTCAGGAGACGTTCGATGTTTGCACCTTTTTCATCCAGTTCAACTAGACGATCAGACAGGGCAAGAAAATCAGTAGAAGCATCAGAAGTAACTGCGTTTACGAATTCAGAGTACTTTTGAAAATCAACAGATTTGGTCATAGTTTGGTTCATTTTTGTTTAGTATAGTCGTGATTGTACAAATAGTCAAGTTTTTGATTCAAAGATCACATGCACTTCATTTTCGTTAAGGTGCATATAATCTGAGATAGTAAAATTAGAAAGTAGTTCTGTTACTGTTTTTAGTGTGGAGTTGCCAGCATATCTATTTGATCTAATGTTCACTTCACAATAAATTGTTCTAACGTTATTAATTTTGTTACCAAAACTACGAAGAACATTTGTTTCTGCTCCTTGAACATCTATCCAAACCAGATCAATAGGATCATCATTCAAATATTCGTTCATTGATATGGAAGGAACCCAAGTTATTTTGTGTTCTTGATATGGGATAAGCATCGAAGATTGTCCCTGTTCACAAATATAAAATCTATTATCTCCTGGGTTGTCAGTAACCATTTTTTCCACCAGTGTAATGCGATCTGACTTAGCACTATTCTCTCTACAAATCGGTAGAGTATTTGGATTACACTCAAATGATGTAATATGTGCATTCGGAAAAAGTCTTGTAAAGGTTAAAGACTCTTTGCAATCATATGCACCAAGTTCAATAATGTTCTTGAAGTCAAGAGGATTTACTTTTTCAAGATACCTTTCCAAGAAAAAAGTTTTATACCAATCAATAGATTGACGTTCATCATTAATGATGACATCCTTTTTTAATTTCATCAGAATTTGAATCCTTCAAATGATTTCTTAGGACCAGAACTCTTTTCTTGAGGGGTATACTCTTCATCCTGACCACTGTCCAGAATATCAGCCTGTGCAGATTGTTCACAATCATACAATCGCATCTTTGCACGATCAATACCGACTACAAATCTTTTGTTCATCGTAGGATCATTGTATCGATTCTTCAACTGTTTAACCATTATCTGCCCAAGTGATTCAAGTTCCTCAGTGCTAATAAGGGCAAACATAAGATCAGCAGTAGCAGGGAGACCAAAGGACTCGCTAGTGTCAGTAAGCTCAACATCAGAGCTACCATAACCAGAGCGAGTGGTCTGCGTGGCAGATACGATAGGGACGTTTGTTTCAACAGCCAACCCTCGAAGCTCCTCTGCAATAGCCTTAATATACGAATATGAATTGACAGAAAGATTACCGCGATATCGTGAGGAAGCACATATATTAAGGTAATCAATGAAAATAATATCAGGTCTAAATGACTTCTTAAGTGCAAGCTCGTTAAGAAGTGACTTAAAGTGTCCACTATGTGCAGTAGCGGTGGGATACTCTTTAATTATAAGAGTACCTTGAGTTTTTTTCGATAGATTGGTTACTTTGTTTTCAAACATTGACTTAGGCATGTTTTGAATCTCTTGGATATTGACATTCAAAAGATTAGCATCAATGCGTTCTGCGATCTTTTCTTCTGCCATCTCACAGGTAATATAGAGAACATTCTTACCTTGTAGGAGACAAGATGCAGCCATGTGACACATGAACAAAGACTTACCAACACCAGTGCCAGCAAGTGCAATGTTCAATGTCTTATTAGGAAGACCACCTTTTGTAATCTTATTAAAGAACTCTAGATCAAAAGGAATCTTCTCTTCAGTCTGATGATAAAAATCATATCGTTCTTGATAATCCTGAAGATAATCGTGACCTACGTTAGTATCAAAACTAACTGCAAGTGCATCAGATAGAATTGAAGGAATTGCATCCTTAGTTTTCTTATCATCATTACCATCAACGATGGAGATAGACTCCATCAAAGCAAGATAGATTGCTTTGTCCCTACACCACTTTTCAGTGATGTCACTCAACCAAGTGAAGTCTAGAACAGTTTTTTCTAGATTATTCACATAGTTAGTAACATCCTTGTAGGAGGTTTCATTGAGATCCGAACGACTATCAACTTCAACACGAAGGACCTCTTGCGTTGGAAGTTTATTGTACTTGAAGATGAATTTACAGATCTCCTCAAATACTACTTTTTCAGTATAATCTGTAAAATATTCAGACCTGATGAAAGGTAACACCTTTCTAGAGAACTCCTCATTATGAGCAAGACTCCTCAGGATTGTAGTTTCAATGCGTTCGTCCATCAATAGTAGTGACAATAGGTTGACATTATATACTTAACTCCCTTCTTAACTTTTAATCCTGCATGAGGATATTGCCAAGTTGGAGGAAAGACAATCACCGAGCCAGTCTTCGGTGTGATCTTTCTACTGTGATGCGGGAACTCAGTTTCCCCACCAGTAAAATCTTCATTTAGATAGAAAAGAAATGCAAGATATCTTCTTGCAGAAGCATGGTCTTGCACATCGACGTGTGGGTCGAACCTGTCTTTAGTTCTAGCATGATATTTCTTTACGCGAAACTCCTCCAAGAAAAGCCTTGAAGGATACCATCTAGTGTACTCTGGTAGTTCTCTTTTGTAAAGAGACAAAATATTTTGAGTAACCCGTGACAACTGTGCAATTAGTTGCGGATTACTCTTATTGATATTCAGTTGAGTAAAGTTTGGAGTTCCTCCGTTCTTTACTATTTCTTTCGCATGACTCTGTTCAAAAAACTGAATCAGAATGTCACACTCTTTTTCACCCAAGGCGTCTTCATACAGTTTGATAAAATCACCCGTAACGAAACTCTTGTTTTGCAATTTCATCAAGTTGCTCCATGACTTCGGGAGTAAAGTATTGTTCGGGATCCTTGAGGATCGCCTTCGCATAGACTTTTTTGCCGCCTATCTCATAACGGCCTGCCACATTTTTCCAGAGACCACCAATCTCTCCCAGTTCAAGAAGACCATAATATCGATCAAGACCACGCTCATCGTAATACAGACGCACCGTAACATCTTTGTTCTCCTTACTCAGACGAGACTTAGCAGTCTTAGCTTTGATAAGGTTTCCGACGATTTCCGTTCCATCCTTTTCTTTCTTTTTGCTGAGATGGATGATTGTAGAAGCAGCATACTTGAGTCCGCTGCCTCCTCCCATTTCCTTTGTAGGGACATAAGCGCCGATGACATCATAAGTGTGGTTGGTAACGATCATAGGAATGTTGGCTTGACCCAGTTTGAGGGTGATCATACGAAACGCACCTTTGACCAGTTGTGATTTGGTCATGTCGCGGACTTGTTTGTCGTTGAGGGCGTCATTGATCTCCTTCTCTGTGGAAAGCATCCCCAAAGAGTCTAACACAAACATGCAAGGAGCACGCTCTTCTTCAGGTTTTTTTAAGTATAGATCCACCGCTTTCAGGGCTTTACCACGGAAGTCTTCAATGGTCACAACGTTGACCACCACAAGTCGATTCAAGTCAATACCGCGATCTGCGAGAAGAGACTTGTTAACAGCGGCTTCAGTGTCAAAATATAGGCAATACCCATCAGGATTAGAATCCAAGAAGTTTTTGACAACGGCGAGACTGAAAAAAGTTTTTCCAGTACTAGACTCGCCAGCAATGGCAGTAATCTTATTCCCAGATACACCACCAAATATAGACCCTGAAACAAGTCCGTTAAAAATGTACGAACCTGTGTCAACATAAGTTTCATGGTCGTCAATGTCTGAGGCGAGTTGTGTGTATTCACCACCAATCTCCTTTACAATATCTTTTAGAAAGTCCATAGTTAAAAAAATGTAGAAATACTCAGTCTGTATTTTGGAGCTGCGGTTGACTGAGGTCGAATCGCATGTGGAATGTCTCCATCGAATAGCATTATTCTACCAGGAACAAACGGTGATGTAAATGTTACATCTTTAAGATCATCACTGTAGAATAAAGTTTCACCGTACCATCCGTCTTTCCACTCAAGATTTACATAGTACAAAATAACTTTATCCGTACCATGGGTATGAATCAAGTGAACATCAGTTGGTCGAACTACGTTTAGTACTGACCTAGAAAATTGAGACTTAGTGAACCATGGGGTATCATCAATAACAGCTTGAAAATATTTCCATAATCCACAAGCTTCCAAATCATCTAGAGTCCAATCACTATAAAGATTCTGATAATTAAGTTCATTAACGTGTTGATCTCTCCAACCCAATCTTAGTTGTGATTGCAAAGCACGATGTAAAATTTCACCTCTCTCATGACGAGTGACTACATCATCATAAACTTTTAAATTCATCAGATGCCCAATAATTTGCGTTGTCGTTCAAAATATCCTCGGAGAATCCAAGAACTACTGTTCATTTTATCATCTCCACCGACTCCAAATTCAAACTGAACTCGGGGATTATCTCCATACATATCGAGTTCTGGTGTATTTCCAGATCCACGATCACCACCATTGCAAAATACCACAGTCTCTGCAATCTCTAGACACTTAGCAATTGCACCACATGCAGATCCAACCTCATCGTCTGGTACAGTAACTACTGCGTCAACCATATTAAGATGACGTACAATTTCTGCACGTTCAACCCAAGATAAAAAGTATTGACCTTTCTTGGCAGTTAACCATTCATTAGTATTCAATCCTACTACAAGGTAGTCAGAAAAATCTTTTGCTCTCTTAAAATAAGATATATGTCCACTATGAATAGGATCAAATCCGCCTGTAACCAGACTCACTTTTTCAAAAAACATTAGATAACAAAACCAAACTTCTCTCTAGCAATTTTTTTATATGGACCGCCAGGATTCTCCTCGCGGATTTGCTTGATAGTATTTAGTTTCTGATAAAGAGCTGCATCACCACCCAAACGCAGGGCGCTGACAATGGTATTCAATTCTTTATCGTTGATAGGAAGATCCATGTTTTTTGTGTTGGTAAAATAATTATACAAGAATTGGTTCGCTTTTGCAAACAGATTATTTAGTCTCGATACGAATGTTGAATGCGATTGTCATTCTGGGTTCAAGACATTTGTGAGTGGACACGTAGTGTTGTAGAGTGCAAGGAAAAATTATCAATTGATTATTCTTAGGTTGATAAACCCACTGTTCAAAATAAAAAGATTGTTCTTCAGTTTTTCTATAAAATTGTTTATCTATGAAGTAAAGATTTTGACTGGATGGATTCATAAAAATCAAATCCGTTTCTTCACATCCATCCAAGAAAATGACACCAGCAAATTCATTTCTTCTTTCGATAGAACCTAAGTGTGTATGTAATTCTTGACCTGTATTTTGTTCATAAAAATTCCACCAGAAGGCATGAATTTCATATGAGTGTTCTGTTAGTCCGAGTTCTAGGGTAAATTTTTTGTACTCTTCTCCAATTTCATTAAGTGGATAATTAATATTATGTTCTTGATGAATGGAAGTCTTACAAGAACAATTAACCC